TGCCGAACTTGGCCGAGCAGCTGCACATCCTGGGCGAAGGCTGGCAGTTCGCCCGCGACGACGACGAACGCAGGCGCCTGCTGAAGCGCGCCATCGAGCTGCACCGCTACAAAGGCACCCGCTGGGCGATCCAGCAGGTGCTGGAGATGCTGGCGCTGTCTGGCCAGATCAGCGAGTGGTTCCAGTACGGCGGTGAGCCCTACTACTTCAAGATCAACGTCGACCTCTCCACGCGCGGCATCGACGAGGCCACCTTCGACGCCCTGGTGGCGCTGATCACCGAGTACAAGAACGTCCGCTCGCACCTGGAGCTGCTGACCCTATCGCTCGCCAATCGCAGCCAGCTACCGGCGATCGCGGCCGCCACGCTGTATGGCGAGGTGACCACCGTCTATCCCTACGAGCTGACCGAACTCAATCAGGGGAGCCAGGTGCCGCAATTCGGCATCGGCCACTGGAGTGTCGAGACCGTCTGGGTCTATCCGCAGACCGCTTAACCGCTTTTTGAACACTGGGAGCCCCTATGGCCAATGAGTTTTTCACGATCCTGACCGCGACCGGCCGCAACAAGCTGGCCAACGCCACGGCGACCGCCACGCCGCTGTCCCTTACCCAGATGGCGGTGGGTGACGGCGACAACGGCGCCTACTACAGCCCGACCGAGGCACAGACAGCCCTCAAGCACGAAGTCTGGCGCGGCGCGATCAATCACCTGGCAGTCGATGCCAACAACCCCAATTGGATCGTCGCCGAGTTGGTGATCCCCGACGACGTCGGCGGCTTCTACATCCGCGAGGTTGGCCTGTTCGACAGTGCCGGCGCGCTGATCGCCGTGGGCAAGTTCCCCGAGAGCTACAAGCCGACCCTGGCGGCCGGCTCCAACAAGCAGCTCTACGTGCGGATGATCCTGGAGGTGGCCAACACCTCGGCAGTCACCCTGCTGGTCGATCCGAGCGTGGTGCTGGCCACTCGCCAATACTGCGACGACAAGGTCGCCGACGAACTCAACAAGCGGGACAGCAAGCAATCGGTGCGCGTGGCCACCACGGCCGCGATCGCGCTCGCTGGCCTGCAGACGATCGACGGCGTGGTACTGGTGGCGGGTGACCGCGTGCTGGTCAAGGATCAGGCAGCAGGCGCGGAAAACGGCATCTACGTGGCGGCGGCAGGCGCATGGGCACGGGCAACGGACGCCGACAGCGGGACCAAGCTCAACGCCGGGGCGCTGGTGCCGGTCGAGGCCGGGACGGTCAACGCGGACACCATTTGGATGCTCAAGACGGACGGCGCCATCACCATAGGCGCCACGTCTATCTCCTTCCAGTGGGCTGGCGGTCTCAATGCTCCGACACAGGCGGCCGGGGACAACAGCACCAAGATCGCCAACATGGCGGCCGTGCAAGCCGCGATCGCTGCCCTGGTGGCCTCGTCGCCGGCAGCGCTGGACACCCTCAACGAGCTGGCGGCCGCCCTGGGTAACGACGCGAACTTCGCTGCGACCGTCACGAACGCCCTTGCACTCAAGGCGCCGCTGGCGTCGCCGAGTTTTACTGGTAACCCCATCGCTCCAACGCAAGCACAGTTCGACAACGATACGTCGCTGGCCACGACTGAGTTTGTCAAACTGGCTGGACTGCACTTCAGCACACAGACTGTAATCAGTGCGAACGCCGTGCTTACCTCTGCGCACTGTGGTAAGCGCCTAACCGTCGACGCAAACTGCACCGTCACACTTCCGTTGGCCAACTCAGTGCCAATCGGCGAAGTCATCAGCATCGGTTGTACCGCTTCTGCCGCTACCGTTGCCGTCCAGGGCGGCAACAACATTGAAGCGACAACAGGGAACATCAGCCTTGTGTTCGGCGATCAGGTAATTCTGATGTCGGACGGCGGTAACGTATGGCTGAAAGTTATGGATGTATCGCTGACCGCTGACAAGGCGAAGAACCCGTCTTCGCTGGGCTCCAACGGCTACAAGAAGTTCCGTGACGGCACGATCATCCAGTGGATGAACGGCACAGCAGGCCAGTCCGGCTCCTCTGCAGCCAACAACTTCCCCATCGCCTTTCCAACGACCTGTGTAGGTGCCATCGGAATTCACAACGGAACTGACGCGAGCGTAACCGTCGTGCGCGATTCTGGCCTGTTGAGCGCAACGCAAGTAGGCATGCGGTCCTCATACGCGGGTGGGGGAGTCAGCTGCTTCATCATCGCTATCGGCTATTAAGAAGGGGTTCCAAGTATGAAATTCAGCAAGATCACTGGCTGCTTTTATCCAGAAGACATCGCCTATCCAGCCCCGCCCGCTGACATCATTGATGTCCCGCAGGAAGACTTTGACGCCGCAATGGCACGTGCGCCGGGTGACACACTCGATGTAGTCGGCGGCCGCGTAATTGTCGTTCCGAAGCCAGCCCCGCCCGCTGCTGAGGTCAAGGCAGAAAAATGGGACTCCATCAAGGCCGAACGCGACCGCCGCAAGGCCGGTGGATTCAGGGTCGGCACGCTGTGGTTCCACAGCGATGCGGACAGTCGCATCCAGCATCTGGGCCTGAAGGACAAGGCGCGCGACCTGATTGCCGCTGGCGGGGCGATGGCAGACAACCTCACCATCCTCGGCCAGCCGGTGCGCTGGAAGACGATGGACGGCTCATTCGCCAATGTCACGGCGCAGCTCGCCTTCGACATCGTGGCCGCCGCTGGTGACCTGGACGCGCGATTGTTCGCCGTCGCGGAGACCCATCGAGCTTCAATGGAGGCTGCCGCCGATCCCGCTGCCTACGACTTTTCCGCCGGCTGGCCGGAAACCTTTGGAGGCTAAGACCATGTCAGCCGTCCAACTGCTCTTCACCCGGCGCCGGCATCCCGGCAGTGCTCTTATCCGCGTTACGACCTGGTCGTCCTGGTCACACGTCGATCTGATCGATGGCCAGTCGGTACTCGGTGCAGTGGCCTTCCACGGCGTCGAGCGCGAACTGCTGGCAACCCGCCTGGCCCATGCCAGCCAGGCGGCAGTGATGACGATCCCCGGCGTCGACGCAAAGGCCGTGATCGCGGCCGCCGAGTCGCAGATCGGCAAACCCTACGACTGGTTGGGCGTGCTCGGAATCGGTCTACATCGGGACTGGCAGGAGCCGGATCGGTGGTTCTGTAGCGAGATGGCAGCCTGGGCCTTCCATGAGGCCGGGCGGCCACTGTTCCGGCCAGACGCGCTGTACCGGATCACACCGCAGCACCTTTGGATGCTGCCCTACGAGGCACGCGTGATCGAGACGCCGGACACACTTCAACCGGCATGAAGAAGAGGGCGACGGCCGTGGTGCGGGAACACCCCGGCCGTCACCGTAACCCACAGACAGAACCTGTGAGCCTTGGCCAAGGCCCCCTTACCGTGCACACGGCGGGTCTAAGCCTACCAACAATTGCAACAATCAAAAAGGGCTTACACAGAATGGAAATGCAATCTGCTTCCCCCATCGTCCCCTGGATCGGTGGCAAACGCCGCCTGGCGAAACACATCCTCCCGCTCTTCCCCGAGCACACCTGCTACGTCGAGCCCTTCTGCGGTGCGGCCGCCCTCTACTTCTTGAAGGCACCGACCAAGGTCGAGGTGCTCAATGACGCGAATGGGGAACTGGTCAATCTGTACAGGGTCGTCCGCCACCACCTGGAAGAGTTCGTCCGGCAATTCAAATGGGCGCTGACCTCGCGGCAAATCTTCAAGTGGCTGCAGATCACGCCGGAGGAAACGCTGACGGACATCCAGCGCGCCGCCCGGTTCTTCTACCTCCAGAAGATGGCCTTCGGCGGCAAGGTCGAGGGCCAGACATTCGGCACCTCGACCACCTCGGGGCCGAAGCTCAACCTGCTGCGTCTTGAGGAAGACCTGTCGGCCGCCCACCTGCGCCTCAGCCGGACTTACATCGAGAACCTGGACTGGGCAGACTGCATCAGGAAGTACGACCGCGAGCACACCCTGATCTACTGCGCCCCGCCGTATTGGGGCACCGAGGGCTATGGCGTCG